GTTGAGAGAAGTATGGCTACTAAAGATCAACTTGAAATGGATCTTGTTTGATTAAATTCAAATTAGTTCAATCGCATGCTTGTGTCGAGCTAATGCGTCTTTTACTATTTCCAATTTAACTTTACCTCGTCATCAGCCAGGTTAAACCTAACAACCCGCCCCCTAATACGACAAACAAAGCAATTCCCGCGCACCATTCAACAATACTTTGCTGAATTTGCATCTTTCGGTATTCATGGGCCTGTTTTTCTTTTCTAATTTGAGCCTCAATACTAAGAAGTTCATCCCAGGTAGCGGGGCCATATACAAAACTTATATATGATTTTAACTCTGCTCTCATAGATTCTTTTTGTTTTTTAGCAGCAAAAATCTCCATAGCCTGACTTTCTACCCCTCCTCCTAAAGCCACATACCACGGAGGTTTTTTTATTTCCTGCTCTGCATAGTCGAGGTCGGACATAGCACCAGCCCACTTAGAAAGCGTCTTACCCATGCTTTCTAAATCTTTTCCAACGGCAATGCCCTGCTTTAAAGCACTAAATGCACTGGTGGCAGCGGAAATAGCTAATCCTACTTCAATCATCTTTAATTATCCTGCGGCTGGGACAATACGATAACGGATCTACTATAAACTTTTTTAATTTATAAGGATAGGCTTCTTGTTGCGTTAAGTGCGCGGGACGGTAAGTACACGTCATTACAAACTTCTGGTCGCTCTGGTTAGGGCCTCCCCAAACATAGGCATACGCAACCGCAACCAATATATATAGCACTAGAAAACGCCTTTGAACCTCTGTGGTCGCGCAATCTTACTATATCCTTGTACAACACCGCCTTTAGACATTTTCCTGGCCTTAGATAAAGCAATAGCTACAGATTGATTCTGAGGATAACCCTCAGACCGAAGCTTACTTATATTGTGACTAATAGTCTTTTTGCTTTTACCAGACTTTAAAGGCATTAGATACAGGCAGTATATTTGCCGCCCCTCTTTGCCGCACCCATACCACGAGCCGTGATCCGCGGATAACTATGCTTTTGACTTATAACTTGAGCCTTGCCATACGGAATACGACCCTGACCTGTAATATCTGCAAACTTAGTGGGTTTAGGTGCAGGCTTAGGCTTGCTTCCGTTTACTTCAACTTTTGACATTTTATTTTCCTCTTTGCTTTAACAATTCACGTTCCATAGCACTATCAATACGCGCCGTTGTCTGAGCTTGCTGACTAGCCAGCCGCTGTTGAAACTGATCCGCACGAAGCCGTTGATTAGACGCTTCAAGCTGCAATTTTGCGCGATCTACTTCCGAATCGTTTTGCTCCGCCTGCGCTTTGATCTGCAACTCCTTCTCCTTTAACTGTACCAAAGGATCTGGGCCCTGACCAGATACCTGTGCAGAAAGTTGCTTGGCCTGTGTCAAACCATCCGCAACAAACTGAGCAACTAACATCTGATACTGCAAGTCCGAATCACTTACCTCACCCATCTGCTGCATGGCAGCTTCCTCCGCGCCAATCTTTACGTGTTCCATAACGTGCTTTTGTAAAGCAACCGCAACCGTAGGCATGGCCGAAACCATAGGACTTGCACCAAAAACTAAATGAGCCAAAATATGTGCCTGATGATTCTGACCAGAAAAAGCATACAACTCTAATTGATCTAAAGCGTTAATATTCTCCTGTGCAGGGTCCAGGGGCCGCGGATCTTCCTCAGGTTCCGCCCGCATAATCCTATCAACATCCGTAACACCCAACGCCTCGTACATATCTCGAAAAACTTCGTGCATATTATGCATCTCAGGAGCCTGAGACGCTAACTGCAACTTGGTCTGAGCCAAAGCTATCCTTTGGGATTGACTGAAAACATTAGGGTTACTGACAGGTATAACATCCACACGGTCATTAAAATCCTCCGCAAATATAGAAACATCACCACCCTCCACAGAATATGGATACTCAGGAGGTAAACTCTCCGACATAACACGAGCCATAATCTTAAACTCAACCCGCATCGCATAATGTAACCGCTTATGAACAGCACTCATTACACGAGAACCCTGCTCAATCATCGCAATAGTCGTGCCAACCGCAGCTTGCTGATTACCATCGCCTATCTTCATATCCGTTATCGTCGCAAACCGTTGACCAGCCTGTACAACAAAACCCAGTAAATTAAATAATGTCTGATCAGGACCCTTAAACGGTAAAGGCATTAAACTATCCCGAATAGCACCACCAGGAGCATCAACATCCCTAAATTCACCCGGCTGTAACGGATCATCATCGTCCCTGATCCGTAAACCACGAGCCTTGAAACCCGCAGGTAAATTAGACAAAGTACCAGCATCTATCAATTGACGAAGAGCAGAAGTCGCGCTCCGCGATAACCCGCCAATAGTGTGAATTAAACCTAAACCATAAAAACCAAAACCAGGCAAAAACTTGTAATGTACAAAATACTGTATCTTCTTGCGTAACAAATCGTCCTCTAAATAATTTCGACGTATAGATAATATCTTGCCGTTATCCTGAGAAATAGTAACAATATATGGCAACTTTATACCCGTAACATCACCCGCATCGTCAACATCCTCATAACCCTCTAAATCCAAATCAACATGACACTCAAGTAACGTACAGTCATAATCTATCTGAGAGGGCTCAAAACCACCAATGCGATCCAACTCCTCCGTAACACCACTAACCGAAGGCTGCGAAGGCAAAACAGGTATGTCTAAATAAAAACCACTAACCTGTAACTTCCGTAAATCATTTAAACCCATCTTCACAATCTGTGTGACATTCGGACAAGTGTCCATGTCCGAAGTCTCATAAGGAACCACCAGATTTTCCGCAGGAACAAACTTACTTACAACACGCCCCAAAGCCTCATCAAAATAAACCTTCTTAAACGTACTGCCCGCTAACGGTAAATAAAATAACATCTGATCCATGTCAGGAGTGTAATCCTCCATGACATTCGTAATGTAATAATTCATAAATTGACGAACACGTTGAGCCTGATCAACCTTACCTCGCGTCTCTTCACCAATAACAACAGTGCGAACAGGACCCGAAGCAGGCAATAACTCGTTAAATGCTTGCGCCTGAAATTGAGTAGCCGCCTCCGCAAGAAGAGGATGCGTCACCCCACTCGCACCCCTAAACGGTTGCGTCCGCTCCTCATAACTAAAACCAAGTAACTCTAAACCATTAGAATACGTGTCTTCCCACTCCTGACGACTAGCCTTGTTCGACTCAAACTCGCCAAGTAACTCCCCTGAAATACGCGCTAACTCCCGATCCGGTAAAACAGAAGCCAAATTATCGCTAAACTCTCCCGCCTCCTCAACTTCTAAACCAGGATCAAAATCTATAACAACACCACCGTCCTCCTCCGAAGTAATCTCTATCTCAACATCAGGGTCCAAAACAATTAAATCTTCCCCCGAATCAGGAACCTCTAACTCTAACTCAGCACGTAATACATCCTCTTCTAATTGAGACGGTACATTCGTATCAACTAAACCCGCTATCGGTTCTCTAGCCATCATAAACCCCTAATAGTCAATAATACACCTTTACCCTAGCAGACTTTTGCTCCTCTTGCCAATCATCTGTTGGCAATTGTACAAAATTACCCTGCCGATAACGCATCAAAGCCTGCGTCATGCTGTCTACAAGATCATCATACTCCCCATCAGGAAACGCCGCAACCTCCTCTATTAACTCTTCCGCCCAAACCTCCTCAGGAGCCCAAACCATCCCAGCCTCAAATAAAGTGCTTACCGCATGAACCCTGCTTATCTTGTCATTACCACGACTAGGCGTGAAATTTACAACAGGTATCCCCGTCTGACGCATCTCGTGAGTCAACGGCATACCACTCGCCTTAGCCTCAATTATAACCGTGTCAGGGTCCCAAAACTCCCACTGCTCAAAAGCCATCGCCTTTAACTCAGGAAAATCCCAACGACCCTTCTTACTATCCAATAATATCAAATTAGGAGAACCACCCTCCTCAGGATAAAAAACACCCCACGTCGTTATCGCACTATAATCCGCCCGCTCTCGCTTGCTAAACGCCGTGTCATAACTCTGTATAACATACTGTAACTGAGGTACACGACCACTACCCCAACGACGCCACCACTCCCTAGGTATAATAGCATTCTCCTCACCAGTAGGATTCTGCTGATATTGAGCATTCCACTTGCTAGGAGGAATCGAAGCCTTAACCGCAGTCAAATCCTCTAAACTCCAATACTCAGGCCAACAGGACGTGCCATCCTCAAAAATAGCAGGTAACTCAACAACCTCCCACTGATCAGCTAAAGTATCCTTCGCCATAGAACGAAGTAACTGACCCGTCATGTCCTTCTCAGACCAACGCGTCTGAACCAAAACTATGCTGCCACCAGGCTGTAACCGCTGACGAGGACCACCAGTATACCAATCCCACGCATCATCAAAACCAGTGCTGCTCATCGCAGTCTGCTCAGAATGAGGATCATCTATAATTACTAAATCACCACCACGACCCGCTAAATTACTACCAACACCAACCGCATAATACATACCACCACTGCTCGTGTCCCAACGACCACTAGCCTTGCTGTCCGCAGCTAACCTAACCTCAGGAAAAACATCCTTGTAATCACCACTGTCAATCAAATTCTTCGTCTTACGACCAAAATTTACCGCTAACTCCGTCGTGTGCGTAGCCTGTATAATCTTCATTCGCGGATTACGGCCCATCATCCACGCAGGAAACAAAAAAGATGCGAACTCACTCTTCGTGTGCCGCGGGGCCATGTTGATAATCAATCTCTTGAGTTCACCCCTCGCAACACGCTCTAACTTCTCTGCAATAATATGATGATGCCGTCCTGCAATAAAATCAGGCCACATCGCACGGACAAAACTTAAAAAATTATTTTGACAAGTTTCATGCTTCTCTAACTGCGCTAGACGTAATTGAAGCTTTAAAAGCTTATCTTCGGTGGCGGGGTTTATCTGCGTATTCATCCGGGGGACCCTATAAAAAAACTGCTTTTTTTACAATAGTAAATAACCATTCATTTTTAAACTATAATATTTGAGAAAAACATGGCCCAAGCCCTTGATGGCTAGAACCCTCCCGCGCGTGGTTTTTGGGAAACTTTTGATATAAAACGTGGACAAGTTTGACCCGATATAGGAAGGGACCCGGCGCGATTGACTCGAACCATCGACCCAATGCCGCGGGTCGCGGGTCGCGGGTCGCGGTACGTTTGCCGGGCACGACGGGCGCGGCAAGTATTAAACGCAAATAAAAAGCCCGCACGGCGGCGGGCTAATCAGTTTTAAAGGTAGGTAAAATGTTTTATGCGATATATCGCATATAAAAAAATTCGTCATCGGTTACAAACTCCGTCATATTGCAATCAAGCGCATGAATTTGACCTAACCAATCTTGAATACTTTCCGATAAGTCGGAATGCAATTCATCATGCAATTCGTTGATAACGATATCATCACCAATGTTTTCGAGCTTTGCTCGCACGTCGTCCAAAACTTCGTAAGCTTTAGTTAATTGCTCATTAATCGATTTATTTAATTTCATTTTTATACCTCATAAAAAAAAACGGGCAGGATTACCCGCCCGTCATTTATCCGATATTATCTTATATTTTGCAAGTTAATTTATTCTATCCAATCGTCGGCATATTCGGACAACTCTTGATTAACAAAAGCACGTAATGCGGCGTCTTGATCGTAAACAGCATTTGTGCATTTTGACGGCGGCGAAAAGATATTGAACGCGCCGCATCCAAATTTTGCAAATAGCGCCGTTGCTTCCTTAAACGTTGTTTTCTTTTCGGTATCGGGATCGCGTAAATCGTGTAATTCGTAAATATCCCAAGGCTCGCCGCAATGTCTACAAATAATATCTGGCATTAATCGAACCTTGCAAATTTAACGGTCTCTGGCTTGCCAGAAATACGCAAGGCAACCATTCCATATTCGTAAACAAATAATTGCAAAAATTTGTAGGAAAATTCTCCGAGCGGGTCCAAATCTGGCTCGCCGTCGGTTCCAATTATTCGACCCAATATATTCGGTTTCGTTGTCATAACGGATGACCCAAACCCGCCGTATCCATAATTATTATCCATACCTAAAGCAACTTTATTTAATGCAATCATTTTTAAATCGTGCTCAAGGTGTTTGTTTTCGTCGGCTTTGGTTATATCGGATTCATTTGCTGTAACAGCCGCCGCGAAAAAATCAGGAATAATCCCGCACCATTCATTTAATTGATCGGGCGTAAAATTGCCATATTCGTAGCATTTAAGCGGGTTTAAAACTTTATGTAAGACATAATCACTGACGCGTATTTCAAAAATATTTTTCATTTTTTCCTCATAAAAAACCGTACCAAAATTAGTACAGTTTCAGTTATCCGATAATATCGCATATATTGCAAGCTTTTTTATTTATACTTCGGATTATTGGTTTTGAGGCATATTTTGCCCGCTTTTAATATTAGTTTGTCATCATCCGTATTTAACCATGAATGCAAGCTTAATGCTTTAATCATATTCTTGATTGCGTATTTGGGTTGATTGCCAATAATTTTCCACGCTTGTTCTTTTGTCATTTATTCTATTTCCTCTATTTTTTATATTAAAGCAGCGGCCACCTTTTTCTTTGCCGTTGGTCCGTGATCCACGATAACAATGCTTTTTCCTCTCTTTTTACCCAAACAAAGCTTGCAATTAACACACTGCACTCGCCGCCCGCCCTCATGTGAAGCGGGACAAATTGTTTCTTGTTCTTTTACAACCTCACCTAAATCCGCGATGACTCTGAAAGTTCTGTTGCCCCGTTCCCAATGGTATCTGGCCTCTTCTAAACTATTCGCGCTTTGCATTGCGAGCTCTGGATGCCAGCCGCTTTGATGACTATAAGCGGTCACGTTGCCCGCTTTCGAGATTAGGGTTCGCCAAACTTCAATAGGTACAGCAGCCGGATCGCCGTATGTTCCAACACGCACAAAATTTCCCGCTCCCATTGCTACAATATCCGCTTGGTTTCCGATAGGATACCCGCCTTTTTTGTAATGATTGTAAACAATCAAAACGCCTTGTCCTAAGTTCACATAACACTTGCGGCCCTTGGCAATTTTGCGCTTGGGGTCCGTTGTTACTTCGCCGCGCATAGGGCAATTACCGCAGATAGAATAATCCGCGCCGCTTTTTGATGCATCTCGCGGGTCAATAACCGCGCACAAAATGTATGTTTGTATTGCAATTCCAGTTTTAGAATTGGTTTCACTCGCGATGGCAATAGCTACAATCGGCTCGCCATCAAGTAAGCTCGGTCCTTCATATATAATCATAATAATTTTTAACCTCATATTTTTTTATATGGGATATATCGCATATAAAAAGCTTAAACACAAGTTTTTTTTTATAAGGGAAAGGGAAAGGGAAAGGGAAAGGGAAAGGGAAAGGGAAAGGGAAAGGGCTGTACGTTTTTAACCAAGCGGGGGCGGTGGCCCCCGCCCTATTTAACTGTTAAAATAAAAAAAATTATTTTCGCCGTTTAGTCGGACGTTTTTGAGAGCGGCGCCTAAGTTCCTCGTAAGCTTCCGACCCGTATAAAAGCCGGCCGATCAAATCAAAAAGAAAAAACATTTATACTTTACCTCCATTTTTTTGTAGCTCTAAAACAACTTTTAAATTTGAAATATATTTTTTATTTATAAGAATTTCTGACATAAAAATCCGCTCGGCTTCTAAACGAGCCTCTTGCAAAGAAATAAGACAATTTGGAGGGATCTTTATATCTATTTTTTTCGATGTTTTGTGAGAAATTATATCCGCGTCAACAAAAAAACGAACAGTTTCTAAAGTTGGAAAATCATTCATTGGTAAGCCTTTCTGAAACCGCCTTTAAATCGTCGATCTGGCTTAAAACCCATTTTTTTTGCAGCTCTTAATATTAAAGAATCTATTTCCTCGTTTTTTAAAGAACCAATAACTTTATGCAACCACACTTCTGATTTGAGGACTGGATGCCAACATACCAAAACTCCACCCATTTTTGCGGTAGAGCAGCCGAATAACCAGCCCGTTTTTTTTAACTCAGTAATAGTTTTCATTTTGTTACTCCTTTTTAACTTTATATAAGACATTATGAGACTATATCCCAGAAATCAAGTTAAAAATACTGTCCCACGTAAATTTCTTTTCACAAGCAAAAACAGCTTCAGTTTTAAGACCGTTGCTTTTAAGTTCTATCGCCTGTTTCGCATGATACAAAAACAAAAACGGCGCAGTCTCAGGTTTCGATTGTTTTTTGACCAGAACCCAAGAACTGGAGGTTTTATGTCTAGTCAGCCAAGCCACCTGATGCGGGCTTAGATTCACCGCGTTTCCCTTACAAAACTTCAACTCAACAAAATGGAACAAACCCAACTCATCGCAGATCAATAAATCAGGTATACCTTGCCCCGCCCAGTTTTCAATTCTGGTTAGACTTAGCTTCCTGGTCCTCGAGTTCTTCACTGCCGTCTTCAACTGTTGATAGAAGCCCGCTTCCGTCTTCATCTTGATCGGGAGTGATATCGATTGCATTGCCATAGGTATCTTTCAAATCTTGAAGTGCTTTCAAAACATCTTCCTTGCTCATGCTGTCTATGCTGCCATGACGTATTTCTGACTTCGAAACATATATATCACCTTGTGCCATGCCTCGACGGTATTCCGCTTGAACAGCCGCAGAGTATGCGCCGTTCTCTAATGCCACATCTCTAATCTTTTGAAGATCTCTAACGTGCCTAGCGTAGGTTACCCCATATTTTTCATCCAAAATATCTCGTTCTCTTTTTATTGCCGCTACGACGTGCGGTGAAATATGTGGATTAGTAAGTTCGTAGGCTCGAACATGGGAACTGGACTCAGAATATCCCGCATTTCTAGCGGCATCTAGGAGTGTAATTTGACCATCATTTGAAACGAGTTCTTTAACAAATTTTTCTTGTTTTCTCGTGAGCCTTTGATTTATAGATACTCGCGCCTTACCTCTTTTTTCGTTAGGGTTTTTTGGGGGTTTTTCTTTTCGCCAGGAAGGCGGGGGATTATTATTTAACGTAAGGCCACGAGGGATCTTATTATAATTTAAATTCGAACTTTTATTTAAAACTTTTTTTCCCACATTTTTCTCCAAAAAATTTACTATCATAACAATATCAGGACACCTTTATATATGCCAGAAAAAAAAAATGAAAAAAAAATGAAAATATCTGTAATAAGGCGATTTTGTAAAGTTACACTGTTCAAAAAAGGTGTAACTATAAGGTGTAACCTTTTGGGCTATATAAATAAGGTGTTTTGATACACAGTTACACGGTTACACCAGTTACACCTATTTTGATGAAAAAAATAAAATTAATTTTTCCAGACATATAGTAACCAGAGTGGTTTAAGTAACGCTGGGAAAGAATAAAAGTCCTAAAACCAGAATAAAAAAAGCTATTGTAGCCAAGATGTCTTTATTTTCCATGTTTTTTCTTTTTCTTTTTCAATACTTTACAGATATTCGTGGGTTTTCTTGAATTTGGGTAGCACACCTCCCAAAACCTTTCGTTTTCTGCTTTTGCTAAACGCTTTAAACGGTCTAACTGAGTTTCTTTTTTCCGCATCAGTTACCTTATGTGTAAAATTCTTCCGAGATAAAATCATGGATAGCTTGTCTTAGGTCCCTGAGCCGCGAGAAACTTTGTTCTGAATGCGCTGGGAGTGTCATAAAAAAAGTTCTTTTTCCTTTGTTTCTTTGTACGACTATGGGCAGCTTATCCCCATTTTCGAAGGTGTATTCGTAATCGCAGGGGTAACCGAAATCTTTTTTTAACCGTTTTAGCTTAATCATATTTTTTTTCCTTTTTTTCTGAGATGGAGAACAAAATTGTTTAATTCTTTTTTTGCTCTCCAATAATTTTTTTCAGCGTTGGGTTCTAATCTGGAATTAGAATAAAATCGATCTTGGGCTTCATCCAAATTTTTTCTTAGAGACTTTAATTCAAATTTTTCAAACGGGTTCATATTTTTTCTTCCAAAAGCTTTAAATATTTTACCAGCTTGTAAAGTTGTTCAGCAGATCCTTTTTTCAAAAAACCAGAGTGGGTTGGTTTTTTATCTTTTAGTAGGGGCGCGTTTTTTGGAACGATCCCCCACGTTATTATGGAATCTTTTTTGCTAATTTGAAATTGAATGTGCCCAAAATCGAAAGTTTTCATTTATTTTTTCTCCCGATTACAATAACCCATATTGCAAGGGCTAAAATGGTCATAATCCATAAAAATTCTGGAGTGTTAATCATCGGCGTGTTCATTTTCTGTAAAATCGTCTTCATTAAAATCAAAGCTAACGATATCTGTGTTAATATTTGATTTAGACAGCATTTCAAATATAATTTCTACCATTTTGTTACTCCTTTTTGTTTCTATAAGCATATGAGCATATATGCGATGTGGTGTAAAGTTTTTTTTCAACTTAATGAAGTTCCTTCCATGCAATATATAGATCTTTAATCAAACGCTTGGTCATGTACCGTAGTGCGCGGTTATGGGCGTGTCCGTCACTTTCGACGCGCTCACGTTCCATGAGCTTACGGTCATCATATACTATTCTATATGGACCCGCATTCTCTTCTTTGCCTTGGGCCTTGAGAAGACTGTCTCCGATTGTCCAGAAGACGGCGTGTCTTGATGGACTGTAGCCATGCACTATAGCCGTCTCTTTGTCGGAATGTTTGCGTTGTCGCTCACCTTCGACTACGGCAAGTCCCGCACGTTTGTAGATCCCGTCCAGTTCTTTATCATAGGCCATGAAGTCGCCGATCTCTCCGACTGTGGCAGCGAGGCCAAGATGTCCAAAACCTCTAACTTTGTCTACAAAGGTAGAAACGGGAAGCTGCTTGGCATAACGGGCTAATTGCTTTTCGAGCCGCTTACGCTCCTTCAGTATCGGTTTACGGGCTTGGAACAGTGCGTTAAACTGAGAGAACTCAATTAGGTCTGCGTTGCCAGTGCTTAGTTCTTTGTAGAACTTATCACCTTCTTTCTTGTCCCCGTCGCGTAGGGAACGGCACATGGCTTTGATCTGCAACACCAGTTTGGTGTCGGCGCGTACCATATTCTGGCGGTCGCGCCAGTAGTAGTTTATTTGTGCTATAGTCGGGTCTTCATATCTTGTATCCATATTGGATCTCCTTGGTTGCGAGGCGGGTTCCTTTTGGCATTGCTGCGGAATATTCATGGCCTCTGGTGGGGGAGGGGTTCTGATTGTGGCCGTTGCTGCGAAGTATGCATGGCTCCCCTTGGTAAATAAGTGGGAAAGGTGTAGCCGTCTTGGCATTTCTGCGATGCGTTCCTGACCCTCCCCTTGAGAGCGACCGCGCATTGGCATTTCTGCGTCTGATTTTTGGCTCCCATAACTAATCAGTTTTGTAAAACTGCGGCGTAAGTTTCCTCCACCTCTTCTGGTGTCCATACATCTCGAACAGTATCTTTATCGGTATCAAGACGGGACTGAATTGCGGTCCAAAAATTGTGTTGTTGCGTATGATGCTCAACTCTATTGCGTTCAAACTGGATTGCTTTTTCCAGATCTTCTTTCGTGGCATCTCCAAGCTTTACGCCTGTTTCTGGTAAACGGTACGTTTCAAACAGATCCTTGGCATACGCACTAGCAACTTGTTTCCGTGACACGTTGGGCGTGGACATTTGACCCTTTTCGAGCACATATTTTTTGAACATATGACGCTCCATTCCCGGGCGTCGTGCGGTATCCAAGTAAGCGATTTTTTCAAGATGACGGGCGGTTGCTTCTGTTCGTAACGCGCCATCGGTTTTTAACATTTCAAGATAATTATTTTTTGCTTCTTCCGCGTTTGCGACGTCGGCCCATGCTTTTTCTACTGCGAGACTTACTAAACTTGCTTTCTGGTTCATTGATCACCTTCCTTATATCTGAAATGAAAAATTTCCGACATCTCACCGATCATCGCGGCCAAGGCCATGACCTCGGTTCCAACAGCAACCACAATAGATGCCGCCCGAATTAGCGCGATCTTTTGCAAAATATTGAGCCACGACATCTGTAGCTAGTTCAAATTGTTCTTCCTCTTCTCTCATGTCCTTACCTCCATGTAACTTTCGATTAACCCTTGCGCGACTTGCGCCGTGACGGCGTTGCCGTAGGCGCGGAGTCGTCCCACTCGGGCGGTAGCCCCATGAGCCAGCGGGAATGTGTCGGGTTCAACTGGCCTCCACTTTCCATCTCGGCAGAGGAGCCAGTCAGCATCTGACCAGAAGCCGTTAGTCGCATTGGCTCCGGGCCTTCGGTCAGTGCCGCTGTTGATGCTAGCGGATTGCCTCCGTGCCCGCCTCTCGGATTGTTGGGATTTTTCGTTGGACCTCCCGTCGAACTGATCGGGGTCGGCCAACCCGATATCTGTGCTTGCTCTGGTAGATTGTGACCCCGACTGTTCCACTC